TACCAAAATCTGTCTCAATGGCGACTGTCACACCATCCTTATTTCTGATCTCAAATATCATCATTTCTCTCTCCACTTTCTATACTTATGCTATCATATACAGAAAGGTTTGTCAAGAGAAATCGTATTACGTAAGTCCTTGATATTAAACGAAAGTTAAAAAAAATAATTGTGGGGGGAATCTATATATCCATTTTTCCAGACGGATACATAGGTATTTAGACAAATGAAGTTTTTACCAACCTTTAGGTGCTCGTGTAATATTACGGCGTTTCATTTCCATTCTAACCCATTCTTTAGCTGTAGGGTTAGTTACTTTTTTCTTCAATAAGCCTCTAATTTGTTTTAAAACATCATTTAAGAGAGTTCCATCATCTGTTTTTATATTATTATTATCTACTATAATCAAATTTCCTTTAAAATGCTGGCTAAACTTACCAAGATTAGATTGTACTTCTTTCCACGATATAACTGCAACATCTTCTGGAACTGACCTTTCTCGTTCTGCATTACGTTGAAGTGCAACATCAAGAGAGGTATTGACAAATATCATATGCGTATCATAGCCAAGTTGTTTGAGTTGTATAGATTGTTTCGCAATCTTATCATAGTCTTTACCAGTTCCATCAATGATAAGTCCAATGCGACCTAAAACGTAATTCTTTTCACGTTTTTGGATTAATTCTTTTGCACGTTTACGAAGCACATCTCTTTTTTCTGCTTCACGCTCAGCCCTTTTGGTTCGCATATCCATATCAAGACCAGCATCTTTGAGGTACTTTTCAAAGATATCATCAGAATTAACTATTCTAAGACCAGTTCCGCCAGTGGTTTTCCTGACAACGAATGACTTACCGCTGCCAGGGCCACCAGCAAGAAAGAAGGCTTTAAATATATTGGGGTCTTGAATCCCCTCTTGTAATTCGGTGAAGTACTTCATTTTGTCCTTCCATTAACTCTTTTCGATTACCCATCAGTTGTATCATGTATTTATGTTCCTCAGAAATTGGTTCAAATTTACGTGCTTGTTTTTGAAAAGTCATTTTCTTAATTCTGTTTTTAGTATTTCCTTTAGCCATAGTTAGTATCCTTTCATATCTGTGAGTTATCATAACGAAAGAGTTACATGGTTTTTTTCTCCTTTATGTTATAGCTCCTAAATTGGATGTATAAAAATCATTGATAATATCTGCACTGCCCATTGGTTTTGGCTCATATACGCTATCATCAAATTCTAATTCTTCTGGTGATGAATCCCTAACACAAGTAAGTCCCATACTATGCTTTTTATTGCCCATATTAAAATCATGCCGTACTCTTGCCAAAAGAAATTTTCCTTTTAAAAATTTATCAGATTTATTTCTTTCATTAGATTTTACTTCAGCATGATATGGTATATCTATGGTTACTATATCTCCAGCAGATACTATAGTATTTCCATGTACACTAGTATTAATAGATATACCATTTTTAATACCCTCTATTTGAGAGATTCTTCTTTGCAACCATTTATCGGGATTTTTTGATGTAAATTCATATCTTCCACTGTCTGTTAGTTGGCTGCCATCCGTAGATTTTTTAACATCTTTAATTGATGTTGGCTCTAGAAAAACCCTTCCTGTAAAATCAGAAACTTTATTTTGTTTTTGATCTAATGGACTTCTTGAATAGAGAGGATAGCCATCATCTATATGTCTTTCATTTTCGTAATTATTTAAATAATTGTAAGTATGCTCACTGTAGGTTTTATTAAAAATATCATGAACTATAAGTTTCGACCCAAGAGCTCCTATAACAGTATCGCTCATTATATTGTTATGGTTCACATTGTATGTCAATAATGATTTTAGTTCATCCAATACTTTTAATTGCCCCCCTTTACCTACTTTCTTGCCTGGCCTAGTTGTAGTATAAGACCACACTGAATCCTGTGCATATAAGCTATCAAGACTTCTAAAGTGATATCCACCATCTAAAGTTTCATAAAATAAAAATGTTGGAGATGAATCTTCTGATGATATTGCTTCTCTTGTAGCCATTCTAATAATATCAAATGGTCTTAAATTTGGAGAGACTATCTTTTTTACTCCAGCTGATGGTTCGATATAGAGAGTTTTTTTACAATCCAGATGATCAGTCATTACTTTTTGAACTATATCAGAATATGTTCCTTCTAGAGTTCTTGATACTCTGGTTCTGAAATTTTTCATGGATTCTGAAGTTGTGAAAAATAAAGTTAAAGCCTCAGTTTTTTCTCCAGAATGTATTCTTGTACCTACACGATAGATATGAAATACGTTTTCTGTGAAATCCATAATATCTTCGGAAACTGTAACTGAGGAGGTTTTTATTTTAAGTTTAAGAAATTCTTGTCCAATAATTGGGCCTATATTTGAAAATGCAGCTGAGTTATGTAAAACAATAGTACCAGTTACTGCCCCCATCTGTATATCTTCATATAAAGTAATAGACATTACATTAGATGGATGTAGTTTAATCGGGACTCCATTAGAAGTTAAAATTTCTACAACTTCTAATTCAAAATCACCGCCAGCAGTAATTCCCTCATTAACGGCCATTAAAGTATGCTTTCATTCATTAAGGTATCAAATTCTGTAACAAACTGGTCTATATATACAGGATTAAGTAATCTAATTTTTCGCAATTCATCTTGACGATTTTCTTCGTATTCTCTGTTTGTGATTCGTATTGCAGCAGTATCTCCAATAGACGTTGCCTTAACTCCTAGAATATGCGATTCAGCACTACCACTAGTGAGTGATATACTGCCACCATTTTTTGTCTTTGACAGTCTCAATTTATTGGTGGTATCCTCTCCTAATAATACACCACTACCAGTTTCAAGTTGAACATTACTACCAATATCTCTTGTATGTGTATCACTACTTTCTGTTATAATATGATCTCCATCTTCTAGTGTTATTTTTCCACCAGCATTGGATGAGTTAGCATCCATACCATTTAAGAGTAGCCTTTCAAATTTAAGGTCAGTACCTTCTAAAACAATGTCCTCACTAATGTTCTTGACAAAATATACTCCACTTTCCTCTAATTGAGGTATTGATGTTCCACCATTCGCAGAGTATATAAGTTCATCATCTGTAGAAAGTGCATGGTTTGAAATTGTGATATACTCTCCAGATACCGCTGTTGATGCATTAAATGTTTTAGATGCACTAGCATAATCTGTAGAGACACTAGCAACTTCAATTTTAACTGAGGTATCACCAGATTTTTGATAGACTTCATAATGATGTATTGCATCTACATCATCATATTTGTCATCCATATATGCATTGAATTGTGGTGTACTCATCGGCCATTGGTGATAACGATCTGTTATATCATTTATCAATAAAATTATCCAATGAAGTTCTGGATCATCATACAACTTATCAGCAATACTTTCTGGTGTTTCACCTTCCTTTACCTCATACGTATCAAATAACAAAGTGTTAGCTTTAATTTTTGCTCTTAGTCCTACACGTTTTAAGAGATTAGTAACGATTTTTATATCTTCGTTACCAGACGAATCATATGTGATATAAGGAAATTGCGAAAAGTACATGATTAATATCCTTCGTTTATTCTTTCTCTTGTGATAATTTCCATTTCCTTGAAACTTAGAGTGAGTGTAGTTTTTTGTGGTGGATTTCCAGTACCATGAACACCGCTTGTAGTTTCGTAAGCAGTAAAACGATCTCCACCATAGGCAACTTGGACTCCACTACAAAAACACGTTGATATTTTATTGAGAAAATTATTTCTTGCTCCTCTGTACATATAATCAATATCAAACGTATCTGGAATAGTCATTGTTCTTCCTGTCATCCCTTCAAATTCTGGCATAGAGTGAAATTTAAACATATTGACAATTTCATCCACAACTTTTGCCTCCATCTCACTTTTAGGTAAAAAGTTAAAAGTATAACTAAATTCCCTTCTTCCAACTCCTTGAAAAGAAAGTTCCATTTTATTGCTGATAATTTTGCCTGCTTCTATTTGTGCAAGAGCTCGTATGCCTGGTGCAAAAGCATCCATAACATTTGCTGCACCCTTTTTAATTGCTTGTTCTGCGCCTTCTGTTCCTCGTTGTACCATTGCATCTGTTACTCTACCACCTGATGCAATAGCCATAACCATATCTTTAACAGCTGTCAATCCTTCTGCAATTCCGCCAATATCGACATCTGTATACTCTGGACTATATGATGTTTGTACTGATGGAGGCATATATAAAGCTATAGAAGTTGCAAGTCTAGTGGAACCTTCCATCATTTTTGTATATTTACTATCGTGTTTATTTCCTAATACTGCTGGTTTTTGACTTGCAGCCGTAGAACCCTGTCTTTTTAATCCTGTTGTAGCTGGCATAGTAAAAGCTATACCTGTACCTTCATTGTCTCCTTGATTAGTGAGCTTAGTAAACGCTTCTTTTAAATTATATTCTCTTTTTACTCTATCGTTTATTTTATTCATTGCAGGAGTCTTGGATTTTTTTAATTTTGGTTGTTTATTAACATTGATATTAAACAGAATATAATGACCTTGCTGTGGGTCATTATCTACACCCATAGGGTATTGAAGAACATTTGTTGTGTATTTTCCCCGACTTTGTGTTGCACCGCCTGGAGCACTAGAGCCTCCCTTATTACCTAATAAACCGCTTTTAACAGCAGAAAGTCCGCTATTAATAACCCTACCTAATTGTCCAGAAACAACTTGTCTTACTGCATTTACCATGTCTAAATAATCCTATCTAATAAGTATTTATATCATCATGTCATACAAAGGAAGATATACACCTATCAATCCCAAAAAATACAAGGGAAATCCAAGCAGAATTATATATCGTTCTCTATGGGAGCGAAAGTTTATGATATACTGTGATACCAATAATTCTGTGCTTGAATGGGGGAGTGAAGAAATCATCATACCTTATTTATCTCCTTGGGATAGTAGAATCCATCGTTATTTTCCAGATTTTTATATTAAAATAAAACAAAAAAATGGGTCTATTAAAAGAATGATTATAGAAATAAAACCTAAGAATCAATGCAAACCACCAACCAAAACTCCCAAAAAAAGAACTAAAAAATGGTATAAGGAAGTGAAAACTTGGGGAATCAATGAAGCAAAATGGAAATCTGCAACAAAATGGTGTGAAGACCAAGACATGGAATTTAAGATATTGAATGAGGATCATTTAGACATTCGATATAAATAACTATATGGCCGTAAGTAAATATATACAATCAGTAAAAGATGAAGCAAGAGGGCGTCCACGATCTACCGAATGGTATAGAGCAAAAATCAGAGAATTCGGTAAGCCTGGAGCTATGGATTTAATACGAGATGGTAAAAGAGCAAATAGGCCCTTTTATGGTAAATTAAATATGTTCATTTATGACCCAAAGTTTAAGAAAAAATTACCATACTATGATACATTCCCTCTTGTCTTACCCATTGAAAATTATAGTGATGGATTTTTAGGAATTAACTTACATTATCTTCCCATACCTCTAAGAATCAGATTACTTGATAGATTAGTAGACTATTCCAATAACACAAAATTTGATGAAAGCACTAGATTGGTTGTCAATTATCAGAAGTTAAAAAATGTTAAGTTAGTTAAACCCACTATTCATAAATATTTAAGTGGATATACAAAGTCACAATTTCGTAGAATAGATGCTGATGAATTTACAATTGCTACTCTTTTGCCAGTACAAAGATTTAAAAAGGCATCAGAAAAAGAAGTTTGGAAAGAATCTAGGAGTATGATCTAATGGCAGATTTTTTAGAAGCAGTTGGATTTGGTGTTCTAAATGATGTTTTAGGCTTAGTTCGTAGTGATGAAGGGTATGCTCAGCCAAATAGATATGAGGTTATAATTAACCCCCCTCAAGGACAGCAATTTTCTAATCTATTGTCATCAGTATTTGGTGGTGGCGGTAGCAGCATGAATGATACACGCAAATTAAAAAATTTAACAATACATTGCGAAAGTGTAAGCTTTCCAGGCGTAAATATTGCAACAACTGATGACTCAAATATATATGGCCCTGTTAGACAAGTTGCAGAAGCAGTAAATTATGGGGATAATATTCAATTAACTTTTCAAGCTAGCTCTGGATTACAGGAAAGAGAGTTTTTTGAAGATTGGCATAGAAAAATTTATAATGAGCAAAATTGGAATATGCAATACTACAATACATATATTGGTTCCCTTGAAATTTACCTACTAGACAAAGAAAGTACTAGAAGGTATGGAATTAAATGTTGGGAAGTATATCCTAAAACGATATCACCCATTGATCTGAATTACGGTACAAATAATGAAATTGCTAGAGTTACAGTAGATATGGTTTATAGATACTGGACAACTTTAAAAATATCAAGACAAGCACCAAACTTATTTGGAAATATCGCAGAAACAATTGTCGATACAGCAGAAAGAAGGCTTAGCGCTAACGTACCAAAAGTGATCAGCAAACTACTTTAGAATTATAGAGGATGAAAAATTATGGCACTACCTAAAATTCAAACGATGACGTATGAATTAGAATTACCGTCAACAGCAGAAAAGGTTAAATATAGACCTTTTCTGGTAAAAGAACAAAAAATTCTTATGCAAGCTCACGAATCAGAAGACCCTGACGATATAAACAATTCGCTTGCAACAATAATATCACAATGTACATTTAACAAGGTAGACCCTTGGAAATTGCCTTCATTTGATGCAGAATATCTTTTCTTAAAAATAAGAGGAAAATCTGTAGGGGATAAAGTAAAAGTAAGTGTAGTATGTCCAGATGATAATGAAACTAGAGTTGACATAGATGTAAATTTGGAAGACGTTAATGTAACAATGCCACTTGACCATAGTAATGAAATAGAATTACTTGAAGGTATTAAACTTGTAATGACGTATCCGACACTAAAAGATATAGGAGCAGTTGAAAAGGTAGAGGGTGAAACTGATCAACTATTTACTATGTTAAAGAGATGTATATTTCAAATTCATGAAGGAGACACAATACATCAGAATGTAGATATGGATCAAGATGAATTAGAAGAATTTATCAATAGTCTATCAACCGAACATTTGGAAAAAATAAACGAGTTCTTTGATACTATGCCTAAATTAACTCATGCAATAAAAGTTAAAAATCCAAATACTAAAAAAACAGGAGAAGTTTTAATAGAAGGCATTCAAAGTTTTTTCGACTAGCCCTCTCACATGAATCATTAACCACATATTATCAAACAAATTTTGCGTTGATGCAACATCACCGATATAGTTTATATGATATTGAAAATATGCTGCCGTGGGAGAGGGAAATTTACTTAGGATTATTAGTACAATTTCTTGAAGAAGAAAAGAAAGAAAGAGAAAAAGAGGAAGCTAAAGCAAGGAGAGGTTGATGGAAATACCCACACCAAATGCAGCTGCATTAGAAATAACCGAATTTCTTTTACCTTACATTGGTATGGTAATGATTGTTATCATAGGTTTCATGATAAAGGATTTTGCAACCAAATTAAGTAAGGGTATTGCATTTTCTATGAATAAACAATTTCAAGAGGGTGATAAGGTTCTCATTGATGGTGAAAGAGCTCTTATCGTTAAGATAGGTTTAACTCAATC